AATCTGACGCGACTGACCTTCGCCGCGGCGGGGACTTATGCGATCACCCCGAACCTGCAGCTCTCCAACTCGGACACTGCTGACCACGACGCCACAATCTGGGTCGCACTGGATGGCACCAACGTGGCTCGGTCGGCAACTAAGGTCACGGTGCCTAAGGCCACCGATGGCGGTAACACCTTCTTCCAGATCGTGTTCTACATCACTGTGACCGCGGGGCAGTACGTCCAAGTTCTGTGGCTTCCGGAGAACGTCACAGTGACCTTGGCGCATACCGCGGCTGGCGCTATCGCCCCGGCTATCCCGTCGGCCATCGTCTCCGCAGAGAGGATCGCGTAATGGCTAAAGACCCTCGTCTTGAACGCGCCGGTGTGGCTGGATACAACAAGCCTAAGCGCACGCCGAGCCACCCAACCAAAAGCCACGTGGTCGTAGCTAAGAGCGGCGATCAGGTTAAGACCATCCGCTTTGGTCAGCAGGGCGTTGAAGGTGCTGGCAAGAACCCGACATCTGAAAAGGACAAGGCCCGTAAGCGGTCATACTACGCCCGGCACAACGCACAGGATGCCAGCCCAGATAAGTTGTCGGCTCGGTATTGGTCGCATAAGGTGAAGTGGTAATGGCGAGCCCCAAACCTACCAACCCCGCACTCTGGTCCAAGGTCAAAGCCGCGGCTAAGGCCAAGTTCGACGTGTACCCGTCCGCTTACGCCAACGCGTGGGCTGCCAAGGAGTACAAGAAGCGCGGCGGTGGATGGAGTGGCCCGGACAATCGGGTGAAGAAATGAGCAAGGGCGGGCTCGGCAAGTGGTTTGGCGAGAAGTGGGTCGACGTCAAGACCGGTAAGGAGTGCGGGCGCTCCGGGTCTGAGAAGTCCTCGCGTGCCTACCCGGCTTGTCGTCCCGCCGCTGCTGCTGCAAAGATGAGCGCGACGGAGAAGCGCACCATGGCGACCAAGAAGACGGGCCCAGCGCGCAAGTCGTGGCCGGTTAAACCATCAGGCAAGAGGACGTGACATGCCACTGAACGCCAAGGGTAAGAAGATCAAGGCCGCTATGGCTAAGCAGTACGGTAAAGAGCAAGGTGAGCGCGTATTTTACGCCTCGGAAAACAAGGGCACCATCAAGGGTGTCACCAAGAAGGGGAAGAAGAAATGAGATACCTGCGCAATAAGAACGACGGCTTCATCTACGAGTGGCACCCCGTTCTCGCCAAGAACGAGCTGTGCGAAGAAGTGACCGAGGAAGAAGCGTACCCCGAGCGTTTCGCACCGGCCGCGGTGGTCGAGAAGGCCAAGAAGCGTACGAAGAAGATCGACCTTTCGACTGATGACATCCCCGTGCCACCTGTGTATACTTCGGCCGAGTTGTCGGCGGACGCATCAAGGGACCTGCCTGAATGACGCCAGCGGAAGTCATAACTGAGGTCCGGCGTCTCGTGCAGGACCAGTCAACACCGTATCGTTATACCGATGCGGTGTTGTTGGCGTATGTCAACCAAACGCTAAAGCGCATGGCGGTCCTTCGTCCCGATCTTTTCTCAGAGATTGTGGACATTGCGATTACGGCAGGCGCCGCAGTGCAAGAGCTTCCCGTGGATGCTATTCGGCTAGTCGACATCTTCCAAGTGAAGAACGGCAACGCGATCACCGAGGTTGACCGTGAGACTATGAACCGGAACTACCCCGGCTGGATGCAAGAGACGGCGGGTCAGCCGGTGAACTTCATGCGTCACGTCAAGAACCCCGATCGGTACTTCCTGTACCCCCGCCCGGCTGCGGGGGTAGTGCTCGTAGGGGAGTATGCCAAGACCCCGGCCGACTACGCTGCAAATGCAGAGATCGACGTACTGCCAGAAGTCTACTTCCCTGTTTTGGTGGATGGTGTGGTCTACCTCGCCGAGTCGATCGACGACGAGCACGTGGATTCCGGCCGTGCTAAGCTGTTCTACGACAGCTTCACGCAGCAACTAGGGGCCGGGTTGCAGAGCCGTAAGATCACGGACACGAAGCAGGCCGGTATGGATAAGGGCGAGGTGATCTGATGCCGACACGCGCGTTCACTGATCTGCTACCTAAGGTACTACCCAGTGTACCGGGGTGCCCGCAGCCGCTTGCCGTCCAGCACATTCGTGATGCTGCGATCCGGGCTTGTGAACGCACGCTCATGTGGCGGTATGTCCAACCAAAGTACCAGCTGCTTCCCGGGGTGTTCGACTACGAATATGTCAAGCCGGTCGATACAGAGGTCCACGTGGTGTTTCGCGCCCTCGTCAATGATTCGCCGCTTGAGGTACTGACGCTGGAGCAAGCGCTGGACAGCTACCCTGAGTGGGCAGACATCTATAGCGGTGAAGACCCGTCAGTGGTGTGGAGCCTTACACCGCCCAGCTACACCGGGTCAGACGTCTATGACGAGACAGAGTTCAACCCGGGCTCTGCGTTCGTCCTCCCACCGGCAATTGTGGCAGCTGCCGCGCAGCCGCGGTCTATCACGCAGGTTAGCCCGGATCGCTACATCATTCTCCCGCTCCCCGATGGAGAGGACACCTACATGATGCGCATGTTCTATGCGCTCAAGCCGACCCGCACGGCTGCCGGTATGGACTTGGTCATCCTCAACGAACTAGAGGAAACCGTGGTCCACACCGCGTTGCAGCAGCTTCTCGTTATGCCCGGAGTCGCGTGGTCTGACCGTGAGTTGGCGTCGTATCATGCCAAGCAGGGACTGTTCAGCATGACCGAGCGGCGTGCTCGGGCCAACCTGACTAACTCCCGCGGCACCATGACTGCACGATTCCCCAGTTTCGAATGAGGCCGACATGACTGTAAAGCTCAAGAACAACGTACAGTCCAGCCTGCGCACAGAGGTGTCGGCCACTGACACGACTGTCTTCCTCCCCGTCGGACACGGGGTACGGTTCCCCACGCTCGGCGCCGGGGAGTACTTCTACATCACCGTCGAAGACGCCGCTGGCAACTCCGAGATCATGAAGGCGACGGCCCGGGCCACGGATACGCTAACTGTGGTACGTGGTGCTGAGAGCACCACGCCACGGACCTTTGTCACTGGGTCGACTGTCGAGATGCGTGTGACTGCAGCAAGCGTGCTGGATGCTGCGCAAGACGCCGTGACCGATAACGCAACCTCCGTGTCCATCACTGGCGGCACTATCAGTGGGGTAGCTATTACCGGGGGCTCGGTCTCTGGGATCGTTGACCTAGCTGTCGCCGACGGCGGTACCGGTGCGTCCACTGCATCCGCAGCGCGGACAAACCTCGGGCTTGCTATCGGCACTGATGTGCAGGCGCATATTACTGGCGCAGCAACCACGATCACTTCTGCCAACCTGACTGTCTCTAGGGCGCTTGCCTCGGATGGATCAGGCAAGGTCGCTGTGAGCGCCGTTACGGCCACGGAACTCGGGCATCTGTCTGGGGTCACGTCGGCCGTTCAAACGCAGCTTGGCGCACGGCAACCTCTGGATGCCACCCTGACGGCACTCGCCGCGCTTGATGCCACCGGCGGTGTTATCGCCCAGACTGCCGCGGACACGTTTGTTAAGCGCTCCATCGCTGGCACCACCAACCAGATCACCATCACCAACGGTGACGGCGTAGCAGGCAACCCGACGGCAGCCTTGGCAGCCACTCTGGCCGTGACCTCCACAATCGCGGACGACGGTACGTTCAGCACGGGGACCTACACCCCGACCCCGGTGGGCGGAAACATCAAGCGCATCATCAACGGCGGTGCGTTCACTCTGGCTGCCCCGACGGCGGCTGGCGACTACACCATGATTATTCTGGTGACTAACAACGCCTCCGCAGGTGCCATCACGCTGTCCAACTTTAGCCGCACCACGGGGAATCCGTTCACGACCACAAACGGCAATCAGTTCCTGCTCTACATCACTAAGGTCACGAACACGGGGCCGGTCGCTGTTGAGCTGATTAACGTGGTGGCGCTGCAATGACCTTCCCCCTGATGCCTTTCCCTCTCGCGCCCGAGCTACCCGCGCCAACGGTCGTCTACGAGGACGTGGCGTCTTCTAGTTCCAACCTGTTCACCTATACGTTCAACGGACGAGCGATTGGAACCGCATCTTCGGACAGGATCGTTGTCGTCTGCGCCATGATTAACGCACGAAGCGTCGAGACGTATGCTATCTCGGGAGTAACAATTAACGGCTCGGCCGCCACTCTCGCGGTAAACTCGTCACTCGGAAAGAACGCCGCTATTTTCTACCTCCTCGTGCCGACAGGAACTACAGCCAACATCGTGGTGACTCTGTCTGGCTCTGGAACGCCCGGAAGGTGTGTGGCTGGCATTTTCTCCGTCAAGGGATACACCAACGCCACGCCCGGGGTTGTTGGTTCGGCCTACAGCGACACAAGCGTGGCGAACTTGTCGGTGCCGATCAATGTGTCCAGCGGCGCTGCGGCGATTGCCTGCTGCTACGTCGGTAACAACGGGACAAGCGGGGCGACGTGGACATCGCCGATGGTTGAGGCCTTCGACTTCCCGATCGAAAGCACCACCTTTACCGCCGCCAGCGCCACGTCACTTCCCCGCGGCACGACAACCGTGGAAATTACCCCACCTGTCTCCATTGACATGTCCATGTCCGTGGCGGTGTGGAGATAAACGTGCATCGCCAAGCGGAGACTATCGCAAGGAGACTACAATGCTAAACCTGATCAAGGGCGAAGACATCATCAAGACGTTGGGTGCTGGTTCTCAGTTTACCTTGCCCAATGGCGACGTCGTGTCCCCGGCTTATGCAGGGTGGTCAAACGACGAGTACGAACTGGTGGAAGCTCCGCCGTTGCCACCGATCCCTCCGTCTCCCCCGACCCGTGCGGAACAGGAGGCTAACCGGAGGTATTCGTACACTGTCGAGTCTGACCCCATCTTCTTTATGTCCCAACGCGGCGAAGCCACTGTCGAAGAATGGCAGGCCAAAGTTACCGAGATCAAAACCCGCTTCCCCTACCCGACAGAATGAGGACCACGATGGAAGGCATTTTCGCATATTGGCCAGTGGCAGTTAGCTTCGTCGCAATCGTTGTCTGGTTGGTGCGCCTTGAGGCCGGAAGTGCCGAGAACACCAAGGAGATCAAGCGGCTTTGGAACCAGCGGCGGGAAGACCTAGAAGCCTCCAAGCAGGCCCGTGACGAGACCAACAAGATGCTCGGCGAAATCCGCGACGACATTAAGTCCCTCATTGCGAAGGTGGGCAAATGAGATCGTGGAGCGCCCGTAGCCTTGCTAACCTCAAGGGTATTCATCCGGACCTCCGGGCTGTGCTTGATCGTGCGCTACACGATAGCCCGCATGATTTCGTTGTGACCGAGGGCCTGCGAACGCTGGAACGCCAGCGTGAACTCCTACGGATCGGCGCATCAACGACCATGAACAGCCGCCACCTGACGGGGCACGCCGTGGACCTCTACGCTTGGGTCGATATTAACCAAGACGGCAAGGTAGTCTTCCAAGAGATGGCCAACCCGCGCCTGCTTACGAACATCGCCGCGGCCATCAAGGCAGCAGCCGTAGCTGAAAACGTGCCGGTTGTCTGGGGCGGCGACTGGCGCACCTTCAAAGAC